ACTGATTTATATTTTTGAACTCTAGTTAATTTACGAGAACCATCATATGATATGCCAGATATTTCAAATGATAATCTCGGCAAAGTTATAGCAAATTCTCTATTATCTAAACTAGGTTGTTGATCTAATCTAACTAAAAATTTTTCTTTAGGTCCATAAGCTAATGGTACTCTAATTGATTGTACTACAGCGTCACTAGAATCTTTTCTTTTAATTTGTATATTATTAAAGATTTGACCAAACGCAATGGTCATTCTTCTCATACTTTCGTTATAAAAATATTGTCCAAACATTATAAGTCCACATCTCCAAATGGGTTACGTTCCGTAAAGTCTAAAATATCATCTGCTGTAGAAGCAGTATCAAAACCAGCTTCAGTATCTAAATCCAAATTATCAGCATAAGGCGATTGTGTTTGTATAGCATAAGTTTCTAATAACATATAATTTACATCACCGCTAGCACTATCATTTTCTAAAACAATTGATCCCGATTCGTTTTCTAATGATACTTGATGTGCTAATTGATCTAATGTGTATCTGTCTTCAGCAGCGTCAATTTCTGTAATACCAGTATCAATTTTTTCTGAATTGTATTCCCATCTAGTAGCTCTTAATTTATAAACAGGTAAATTTCCTAACTGAAAGAATGGCTCTTGGTCTTCAACAAACTGTATTTCAAAAAAACTGTTCATCAAAGGAACAAAAATAATATCACCCTCATTAGGTCTGCCTTCTACAACCATTGTATGTACAGAGTCAACAGCGTCTTGCCATCTTCTTTTTGCCAACATAAATGTTGTATCTTCTCTGATTTCTAAACCAAATTTATTAATTACTTCTTGTTCGCCAGCAAAACCCTCAGTAGTTTCCATATACATTTCAAGTAAATATGAATCATCAAATCTACTAGCTGGATCTTCACCTAGTATTAAATCTCTATTGACAATTGTTCTTGGTAAATAATAAACATCTAAGCCGTATATTTTTAGGCCTTCGATAATTAAATCTTCGTGTAATCTTTTTTCGTTGGTATTTCCGATACCGTTGCCACCTTGGAAGTAATGATTGACTGCCATGGCATTATCCTATCATCATTGCTGGGTTTAATTCATATGAACTTCTTATATCTTGTTCTAGTTTTTCAATATCAGCAAGTGCCTCTGTGTATATTTGTTGGCCATTTAAAGAAACACCACCTATCATAGTTACACCGTTAAATTTTGATAAGTTTGCACCCCATTGTTTTTTGAACAACGCTGTAACATATCTTTTTAAATAAATGTCATTATAAACATCTGTGTATGTTTCAGGATCAAGTTTTCTATAAGCTTCGATAACAAGATATTCTCCTACTTGTAAATCTTCAGTCCAATCCATATCAATATATAATCTGTTATCGTGTTGATTAAATCTTAATGGTTTTTCACCAACAAGTATGTGGTCTAAAAAATCTAAATGTCTTAATACAACATCATAATTAATAATTGATGTTGAAGAAAAATCATAAAGATCATTTAATCTTAATTGGTATCTTACGTCAAATAAGTTTAAATTACCTTTATCTGAAAATGGGAATATATTGATTACAGAAATTACTGATTCAGGCACTACAAGGTAATTATTTCCTTCAGACCAAGATGTTGATACAGAATTTTTTGTGGCAGTTTCACTTGAATTACCTGTAACTCTATCTTTATCAGCTTGTGTATATTGATATTTTAAATATGTTCTTCTAATGGCGTCATAATGAAATTGAGCGTAATATTGTAAAGCCTCATCAATTCTATCTTCTAATTGATCATCATCTACATTTATCTCAATAACAGGCTTACCTAAAGCCCTTAAAGCATATTGTTTTAAATTTTCTCTTGTAGCTGGTGTTGCCATTTCATTCCCTTTTGTTTACTACTACTATTTATAATACAGTAGGAGTATTATCCAAGAGCAATGGCTTGAGCAATAGCAAACGGTTGTGTAGCAACTCTTGTAGAATTTTCAGTAATTGTTGCTCCTTCAATAGTTGCTGTTGTTGTAATATTATTACCTGTGCTAATAGTACCAAAGCCTGAAGCAATTGAACCACTTGCTAAAGCACCTACAGTTGTTACATTTGAAAACGTTGTAGCGTCTGATTGTATGTAAGTTGAAATATCACTGGCAAGTACATATTTTTCAGTACCATTATCAGACATAGCAAATTTATCAGCGTCAACAATAGTTGTACCTGAACCATCTGACATTCCATCAATATTAAATACCGCTTCAACAGCTCCATATTCTAAAGCTGTTCCGCCTGAGTTAACTTTTAAAACTTGTCCTGCTGAGCCTAAAGCTGCTAAACCTGTTCCACCGTGATCGTAATCAACAAATTCTCCGGATTGAAATTCTGCTAAACCTGTAGCATTTCCATCACCATCAAATACTGTTCTTATTGGTACTTTTGCTGCCATTTAAATTCTCCTATTTCTATTTATATGTTTTTATTATTCATTAAAAACTAAATAACTCAAATCTTCCTTGAGCATTTCCATCTGATTTAGTAAATTGTGTAAATACACTTGTTTTTGACGAAGTAGCCGCCATAGTAAAAGTTGTAGCTGCTGTACTTAATCCACTATCTTGTGTAAATAAAGGTACTGAACGAACTGCGATACCTGTAGCAGCGTCAGCCTTAGCAATTACATCTGTTCCAACTTTTGAACCAACAGGTAATGTAGCACCTGAAGCTGAAATTGATATAGCACCCGAGCCATCACCTGAAATTGTGGCACCGTTCAAGTCAATTGTGTTACCTGATAAGTAAATATCTCTCCATCTCAATGAAGATGTACCTAAATCGTATGTAATATTTGTGTCAGGAACTAAAGCTGTAGCAAATCTACCATTAACAGTAATAGTATCGTCTGAACTATCACCTAATGTAACATCGCCATCTAAAGTAGTATTACCTGTGGCGTTTAATCCACCAACACGAACATTTGCGTCTGAAAGTGTTAAATTTCCTGTAGAAGCACCTGTAAAAGAACCAGTACCAAAAGTAACTTCATCTGAAGATTCATCAAAACCTATAAACACATTGTCACTATCACCTCTTTCAATTACTATACCTACATCACCACTTGGTGTGCCAGTTACTCCATTTGCTAATTCAAGTAGTTTATCTGAAATAACTGTATTAGTTGATGATACTGTAGTGGTTGTACCATTTACTGTTAAATTACCTGTAACTGTTAAATTATTTCCTACAGTTACATCATCTGGTAATCCAATTGTTACTGTGTTGTTTGTAACAGCAGCTTCAATTTCGTTTGAAGTGCCAGCAAATGTTAGTGTGTCTGTTAATAATGAAACTGTGTCTGTAGTTGATGAGCTATCTCTAATTGTTAAATTAGTAGCAACATTAACCTCACTAGCAGCTGTTAATCTACCTTGTTGATCTACTGTAAAAGTTGGAATAGTTGTTGTTGAACCGAAAGAACCTGGTGATACAGCAGTGTCATCTAAATCTATTGAAATTGAATTATCAGAAACAGTAGTTGTATTACCCGATAATCCTGTAAATGTTAAAGTTTCACCTGTTGTGTATGTGTCGTTTGAACCACTATCCGCTGCTAAAGTTATAGTAGAAGCAATTGTAGTATATTCTAAACCATCAGCTCCACTATTGACAACTAAAGCTTGGCCGGCTGTTCCTAGAGAAGAAAGACCTGTACCACCAGCTGTTGTTGGAATTGTATCGCCTGTTTGATATTCTGCTATACCTGTCGGTGTTGCTCCGTCAAATACTAATCTTATTGGTGTTTTATCTGCCATTTTTAAAACCTATATGCTGGGTTGTTATCATCAAAAACTGTATTATTTATAGCAGATGTAATTAAACCTCCAACTGCTGTAAAAACATTTTCAAATATTTTTCTGTTAGAAAGTTTAAAAGCAAATTGTGTTGCTGGTGTGACTAAACCACCTGAAGAAGTAAACACATTAACTTTTTGTTTTACATTATCATTTAAAAATAAATCTTTAAAAGAATTTGTTATTGTACCTAAATCATAGGTTCTATCTGTATCTGGTACAATATTACTATCAACTGCTGTTAAATCGTTTCCTGTAATTGTAATAGTTTTTGTAACACCATCTCCTGTAGCAGTTACATTAGAACCAACAAAGTTTAATGTTGTAGCAGCAGTTGTTAATGAAGAACCTTCTTCTTGTACAGTTATTCCACTTATACCTCCTGCTGAAACAGAAGCAAAACTTAAAATACCAGAACCATTTGTTTGTAATACTTGATTAGCGCTACCATCACTTGTTGGAAACTTGTATGCGTTGTTGAATGTAATAGCACCACTATCGTTACCATCAATCTTAAATTGTGTTTTACTTGCGTTATTAGGATCCGCTGATGTACCGTCTGTGGTAACTGAAACAGCAAACTGTGTTCTATTGGCATTATTAGTGTTATCAAAAGCAAAACTACCAC